ATCTCAACCATTTCTTCTGCAAGCTCTTTATTTTCAAGAAGTCCAGCCTTTTGAAGCATGTCAATACGTTTTGATTCAATATCCATAACAAGTTTAATTGCTGAGGTTTTTGCGCTAAGGTTACTTGTAAGCGATGCTTCATCAATAACTTCGTATGACTTTAAAATAAGTTTGCTGTAGTGTGCATCAGCACCAGCAAGTGCATCTTTAGCACGAGCACGAATAGCAGTGTTGTTAGATGTTTTTTCTTTCCACTCATCAATAAAAGCAACTACACGAACTCTTGGTACTGCTAACTCTTTTGAGATTTGAGTTGGATCACTGCCTTTTAGGTATTCTCCAACAACAGTATTCATCATGTCAAGATGCTTGACCATCTCTTCTTCAGTTGACATATTTTCCTTCTAGTCTATTGATTTCATCTTTAATATAAAAGATTGCTTTTTCTAAATCTTGTATGGTTTTTGCTTCATCTTTAAGCCCAGCTCTCCACAAGTACTTAAAGGCGTTGCCAATATTAAAGTTACGATGACGAGTAATTTGTATTGCTTCAATGCCAGAAGGATCAGAAGTATAATGAGCAGGATGGTTTACCTGATCTACTGTAATATTAAACTTATCACTCATCATCTTCCTCCCAATCAAAAGTATCTAAAAAATCTTCTAGGGTAAAAAGAGCATAGGAAAAACCAACTATGCCAACTACTGCGGTAGCAACTAAAACCTTTTCTAGTTTATTCATCTTTTACTTTTCCTTAAGTTAAATTTAGCCAAGTATACATAGATAGTCTCAACACTTGTCCCACATTCTTTGGCAATTTCTAATGGTGATTTTTTGTCCATTAGGAATCTTTTTTTCAACCAAATTTCTGATGTATATAGTTTACCAGTCATGATATTATTTGTCAAATCCTATCGCTTTATTCCAGTTATTCATAGACCAATGCCCAATACCACAAGCATCAGCCACATCATTATCAGTAATAGTCTTATCGTGTATAGTGTTGATAAACCTAATAGTTCTTTCTTTTCTTAGGTTACGCTCATAGGTTTTGTACCATGATTCTGACTTACCTGGATTTTTAGCCCTGATAATCAATTTTTCATCCTTGGCTATTTTTTTATTGCCAATATAGTTTTGCCAAGTTATTGGTGAAACCGTTCCTATTATTTTTGTTCCTGTTAGTCCTGCAGCACCAAGCAGTGCGCCTTGCACCAAGGCAAGATCTGCAGCAGTTTTTGGACTGTTCAAAAATACGGTATGCTCAATTACTATTGCTTCAAAACCACCATAAAAATCAAAGAAAGCTTTTGTTTTCTTGCAAGCATCCATAACTTTTTCATAGTTTGTTTTACCTTCAAAGTTAATTTTGCCTATTGCTCCCAATGTTTTTTGTTGGGTATCAAAGATAGCAAAAGCAAGACTATTAGTACTAGCATCAATAGCGCAAATAGTCTTTGGTACTATTGGCATTCCCGCTTTAATTATCTTGTTCATATTCAATAAACCCTTTTAGTTGTTTTAGCATTTTGTTAACTGACTTTTCGCTTAAATTACAATTAGGACAAAATCCAGAATCATTATAGATTGACAGACTAATGTCGCATCCACCTAAACATTTTCTTACCTTACCTTTTCTTTTTAATCTTTTTGTTGCTTGATATCTTTCAGCAATTTTTTCTTTGGTAGCCAGACCTCTGCACTCATCAGAGCAATAAACTTGATACGTAACTCTTGGAAGAAAGTAAACATAACATTCAGAGTGGCTACAAAGTTTCACTCAGTTCCTTCAGAGAAGCTATGCTGATAGTGCCTGTGCCTGCTTCTGCACATGCTGCCCTGATTGGGCATGACTTACATATTTTTGAGTTGTTGCGATAATTTTTAGTTGGGAGTGTTTGATCTTCCCATGCTTTTCTGACTTCTCGCATCCAGTCAAACGCATAATTAATCCATTTAACGTATCCATCATTTACTTCTACTGGAATAATCATTAAGTCATGATTATTTTTGTTTTCATAAATTAATGCACCCTTTGACTTACCAAGAATTTTCATGTAGATTAAAAGCTGAACCAAGTGTCCAGTCTTTGGCTTGTTAGTCTTCTTGCGATACTCATAAGCTTCGCTCATCATTGTCTTAATTTCACCAATGATTTCTTCACCCTCCCAATCAAGCATGGCATCACCATAACCAAAAATTGGGGGATCATCATGAATTACTTTAAACTCTGTAGTCTTTTCATTTTTATCATTAATGTATGTCTTTGCAATGCCAGATTTCATCATTGCATCTTGAATTCTATCGTGAGATAGAGTTCCTGCAGTCATGTTTGCTGCACTATATGCATCTGCGGTATCTTCAAATATTGCACCATTAAATGCAAGATACCAGTATCTAGGACATTCTCCATGCCCAAATACAATAGTTGATGGAGCAAATGTTTTCTTTTGTGTATGCTTTGGACCACGCATGATTGTATAACCTGAATTGATTTTATCAATCATATGATCAGAGTTAAATATATTGTCTTGCAATAACTTTGCTTCTCTTCTTTCTGACTCTTTTAACATAACTTGCTGTAGTAAACTTTTTGTCATTTTATCCCTTTGTTTATATAAGTATAGCAGATCAACTCTTTGTTCTAAATAATGTAATCCTGTCTAACCAAATGTTCCAGTCTTCAATTGTTTTTGGCCCTTTTGAATAATTACAGATTGCACAACAAGAAACACAATTACTGAATGTATATCCTATTTCACTCTTTATCCGATCAATTCTATTAGATTTATATTCTCCAGAGATACCGCAGTACTTACAGTTATCTAAAAATAAAGATTCAGCCTGAGCATGAGATAAACTCCACTCATACCCTCTTTCACCCTTTTGATAAATATTTTAATGCAGAAACTAAGCTATTAATTGATTCTGCTGCTGTATAGTAAATATTCTTCTTTGCTCTATCATTTTTGTCAACATTGGCCATCCACGTAGCCTTAAATGCCATTTTAGCTGCAATTGCTTGGAGCCTTACTATCTCTATAGTCGCCACATTAATAGGAATGTCTGGCTTGATTATTACCTTTGCAATAAATGTTAAAGCTTGAGTAAGCTCTTCATCTTGCATATAGTCTGCTATCTCAGCCAAACCATTTACCATTTCTAGTGTTGTTTTTGTTGGTCCTGTTGATTGTTCATTCATTTTTTTCCCCTAACCATTTTTCTAACTCTATTGATGTGTTCCAGCCAAGTATGTCTTTAGCTTTATCTGTGTTTGCGAGAGTCTCTTTCATCTCTCCAGCCCTTTCTGGTATATTAAGCATTTCATGATTATACATCTTAGCTATTTCATTTATGGAGTAGTTAGTTCCAGAGCCTATATTAAATACCGTTCCAAAATATTTTTGATCAATTTTTGTTGTAGCTGCCAAAATATTTGCTTTAGCAATGTCCAAGACATTAACAAAGTCTCTTCTTTGTTCTCCATCTCCAACAATAGTCAATGGCTCTCCATCTAGTTTTTGTCTACCAAATATTCCCATAACTGGAGCATACTGACCTGAAACTGGTTGATGGTTTCCATATGCATTAAAATATCTTAAGGTTATTGTTTCTAAGCTAAACAAATCACTGTACATCTTGCAAAGCTTTTCACCATTAGCCTTTGAAACTGAGTACGGATTAAGTGAATCATCTATTTGTGATTCTATATTTGGTAAACTATTTGACCCATATATTGCAGAAGTTGATGAGTATACTAGTCTTTTTACTTTTGCTTCTCTTGCACATTGAAGAACTACATTTGTGCCCAATGTATTTACTATAGTTGCTTTTACTGGATCTAAAATTGTTGGTTGAATTCTTGCTTCTGCTGCAAGGTGAAATACATAATCTACGCCTTCATACAGATATCTTGTATTATTATAATCACAAATATCTTTTTTGTGGTTGATTGATTTTGTGTTCCAATAAGGATATTTATGTGCATCAGAAGATTCATTGTCAATAACAATTACTTCATGACCCAAACTTAACAACTCATCAACTAGATTTGAACCTATGAAGCCTGCTCCGCCAGTCACTAAAGATTTCATTTATCCTCCATTAACTGTTCTAACATGTCTACTGATATTACTGCAAGTCTTACCTTTGCATTACCCTCGCCAATTACAACAAATATTGCAGGGTCTTTTCCACCTTTGATTGCATCAGTTGTAGCCTTTGCCCAAACATCCTTGTTCAGGGTAAAAGATTTTCCTACTTCTTTAAAGTCAATTGTAAAATCTTTCCATATGGCATCACCTTTTTGAATTTTTCCTCTTCCACTATTCTTTTGCAATTTAGCGCCAATGCGCTTTGCCTCACTTCTTTCGCTCATAGTATTCTTTTGTAACCACAATAGGAACCTTTGATAAATGTTTGTTGATACACATCCACGTAAGTTCTCTAGATTCTAACCAAAGTCTTAACGACAAGACTTCTTCATTACAACTTCTACATGGAAATTTTCCAGGATAGACAGTAAATTTTTGGTTAGACATTAGTCAACTTACTTCTTAGGGAGTCTTGAAGTTCAAGATCTTCTCTAACACGATTAATAAAACCTTCACGTCCTTGTACCTTAGAGCCATCTTCTAGCTTGTACCAAGCTCCTGTGCGCTCTACAAGGCCAACCATTTCTGCTGTATCAACAAGATCACCAATGGTGTCAATTCCTAGTTCGTCTCCTCTGAAGTAAAAATCATAACTTCCAGATTGAAATCCTGCAGAAGTTTTTGAGAACTGAAGATCCCACTTTATAGTACGACCAATTTTTTCTTCAATTAGTTTATCCCCAATTTGAATCTTTCCCTTGATTGCCTGATTGTCTGACTCTGAAGAAAATAATTTTATTACGGTTGAGCTATAAAACTTTGTAGCATTACCACCCATAGGGATTGCCTGTGTATACATTGCGCTAATGTTGTTTCTTGCTTGGCTAATAATAACAAATAGTGTATTGTTCTTTTTATTGTTAGAATAGTTTAACATCTTCCAAGCATTTCCAAAGTCTCTTGACTCTGCACCAATCTGCTTTGTATTTTCAAGTTGTTTTAATTCTTCCGTGTCTTTTTCAAAGTAAATAGCTGGTAGAAGTGCAGAGATTGAGTCAACAACAATTATGTCAATACCTGCCTCCATTAACTTGACTCCAACATCAACCATCTCATTGATAGTTCTTGCTTGAGAAACAATTAACTTGGAAGTATCTACACCAAGTTTTTCTGCCCAGCCTTTGTCATATGACATCTCAGCATCAATCCATGCACAGATCTTTCCTTTTTTCTGTTCAATTCCTATCATTTGAAGACACATTGATGACTTTGCAGAAGATTTAGATCCCCAAATTAAAACTTGACGACCATAAGGTAATCCACCATTTAGTGCACGATTAAGCCCAAAGCTTGGAGTTGAAGCATACTCTGTTGGTGGAATTGAGTTACCAATTAAAATATTTTTACGCAATTTTGGATCAAGCTGTGCAAGAACTTCTTCTACTGTCATCATTATTTATTGCTCCTTTGTATTTTTTTTAAACATTTGCTACATCTTCTAGTATAACTGTTCCATCTTTTGTTTTTCCTGTTGTCACTGTATAAACTTTTCCTTCTTCTATAGTCATGAAAGCCTTTGCAAATGCCGTTGGAAACACAACTACAGAGTGTAAATCTCTTGCTGAGTCTGCGACTACAAGCGAAGCCATATTCTTGCCTGCTTTAGTTACTCTTGGTCTAAACGATATAGCCATCATCTCATTATCTTTAAACGGAAGCATCTTATAGTTTAAGAACTTAACTAGTGCACTCTTGGACTCTTTTAATTCATCTGCTGGCACAGAAGAAACAATTCTATTGTCACTTACAAGTATCAGGTATGTACGACCTGTTTCAATTTTTGTTTGCTCTTCATCAAAGATTCCAACACTTCCTGTTTTATCAAGAAACTCTACCCTTGACCAACCAGTTCCACGCTTAATTGATTTTACCATTCCTAACATAATAAAAGATCCTGTTTCTTCATAATCACAGGCTTCTTGAATGTATGCATGGTAGTGTTGTGGAACTGACATGTTAAACTCTGGAAGGTTTAAATATTCGTAGAGGTTTTCTTTGATCTCTTGATCATTTCTTGGTTGATCAGTAAACGTTGCTGCCCCAATAATTCGTAACGATTGAAGAGCACGACTGTTAACTCCGTTTCCTTTAGTAAAAGTAAACTCTTCAAGTTGAGAATATGAAGTGAAAGGTCTAGCCGCCATGTATCTTTCTGCAATTTTGTCTGAAATAAACTTGATACCTGAAAGACCAAATCGTATGCCTTTACCTTCAATTTTAAAATCAATATCTGATTCGTTAATGTGAGGAAGCTTAATGCTAATCCCCATTCTTTTAGCTTCAATAAGGTATTCAGTTCTCGCATCTTTGTCTTTTTCATTTTTTAGTAGTGAATACATAAACTCCAGTGGATAGTGATACTTTAACCACGCCGTCCAATACGAGAGAGTAGAGTAAGCCACTGCATGGCTTTTGTTGAACGAGTACCCTGCATGCGCCTCAAAGTCATGCCATAAATCAAGAGCCTGATTGGGACTAATATAGGCAGAAGCATTCTTGATGAAGGTGTCTTTGAATATGTCAAACTCTTTAGCATCTTTTTTCTTTCCAATGATCTTACGTACTTTATCTGCTTCCGACATGGACATACCGCCAAGCGATACGCATGCTTGCATAACTTGTTCCTGGTAAAGAATACAGCCATAGGTATCCTCCGTAATTTTCTTTAAGATTTCATGCTTGTAGTCTGGATTTTGACGACCATGTTTAATTGCAATGTAGTCTTTTCCAATAGTATTTGCTGCACCTGGACGAACAAGAGCATTGGATGCTGCAAGCTCATCAAGATTTTTAACACGCATTTTTACAAGAAGGTTTGTATATGGTGCTGCTTCACACTGAAATACACCCTTTGTGTATCCATCAGATAACATATTGTAGACATTAGCATCATTCATATCAATCTTTAATGGATCAATCTTTGTTCCTTCACGGTATTTAATGATATCAATACAATCTTTAATTACCGTCAAAGTTTTTAAACCTAAAGCATCAATCTTAATTAGGCCAATGTTTTCAGCCTCACCCATATCTACAGCAACAACAGGAATGCGGTCATCAGAGCCAGCAATAGCACGTGTCTCCATTGGAGCGTACCTGAATATAGGGTCTTTACTAGTAACAACACCTGCAGCATGAATACCAGTACCTTTAATACGTCCACGTAATTGTTCACCATAAATTTCCACCTCTGGATATTTTTCTCTAAACCATGCAGCATTCTTTGAGCTGCAGTATTCATCCCAAGTATCAATTTGCTTGTTTACTTTGTTAGCATCAGCCAACGGTATATTTAATACACGAGATACATCTTTTACAATATTTTTATTGTTAAACTGCATGAAGGTTGCAATTGATGCAACATGGCGATACTGTCTAACTAGATAATCTTTTACTTCATCACGACGAGTGTCTTGAATATCTGAGTCAATATCTGGAAAGTCATTACGTTCTGGATTAATAAAACGAAAGAAAAGAAGTCCATGTTTAATTGGGTCAATCTCTGTAATTCCTAATGCATAACAAAGTAAAGATCCAGCAGCAGATCCACGACCTGGACCCACCATGATGTCTTCTTTCTTTGCCCAGTTTAACATGTTGCTTACAACAAGAAAGTAGGGAGCAAAGTTTTTATCTTTAATTATTGTTAGCTCTTCATTTAGTCTTGACAAATATTCTTCATTATCAAGACCTCTCTTAGATAAACCTTCCAGTGCAAGATCTTTTAATTCTTTATCTGGGTTTGGGTATTGAACTGGAAGCAAGTCAAGTCCAGACTTAATATCATACTCTTCAATCTTGTCCATAATTTCTAGAGAACTAATAAACATTTCTTCATCAGTGTGACCTTGCTCAGCCATAGCTGACTTCATCTCTTCATAGGAAAGTAAATGAATATCAAATGATCTAAATGACATCTTTCTGTCTTCACCATACAGGTAATCAAGGCGTTCCATCATATTGTCATGCTTCTTAGACTTATCAAATGTTGATTCTTTTTGAACTTTACCGTGGGTATTTAGCAAAAGCATCATCTCTTGAATTTCTTTTTGACTTACATCTGCATGATGACAGTCTGGTGTAACAACAACCTTAACTTCAAAAGCTTTTGCTAGCGCAACAAGTTCATCATTAATTTTTTTAGGATTGTGTGGCATTAACTCAACATAAAAATCACTGCCAAAGCGATTCTTAAACCAAGCCATCTTTTCTTTTGCAAATGCATACTCTTCATTTTCAATTGCTTTTGCAATGATTCCACCTTGACAAGCAGAAAGAACAATAATATCATCTCCATACTTATCAAGTATTTCAAAGTCAAATCTTGGCTTGGCATAAAAACCATCAGTCCAAGCAACTTCATTAATCTTGTTTAAGTTTTCTAAACCATTTTGGTTTTTGGCAAGAAGGACTAAGTGAAAAAAGTTAACATCCATAGGGCCAACACGATCTTTTTTAGCCTTTTTATCATGTATGTCTAATGCCAAATAGCCTTCTACGCCAAGTATTGGTTTGATGCCCTTTGCTTTTGCAAGACGATGCAGTTCTCTATGCCCAGATAAGGTACCATGATCTGTTATGGCAAGTGCTGGCATACCAATCTCAACTGCACGGTTTACATATTCTTCAGGGGTCGCAACTCCATCCATAAGACTAAAATGTGAATGTACGTGTAGTGCTACATAATTATTCAATATTAACTCTTTCTTTTAAGTAAAAAAAATATTAAGTTGAGCAGTTTTAATTCTTGCTCAGGAAACTATCTGTTACCAGTCAGCGTTTGCTGATGATAAAGATGGACCATCAAAGCCTAGATA